AGATGTGCTCGGGGCTGTGCGGCGTTTTCATTTGCAGATGTCGGCGGTGATGGTGTAGACGACCCGGTAGTGGAGGGTGTTTTCTTCGACAGAGACGTCCTCTTTGCGGGCCAGAAGCTCAAAATCGGCCCAATTTTGCTGTAAAGCTTGTTTACTTTGCAGTCTTGCAAGGGCCAGAGCCTGCTCTTCGGTCCGCTCCAAATCGGTGGAAACTTTATAATAATATGTCGTTTCTTCGATAAAAACAGGAACGGGAAGTCCAAGAGCTTCTGGCTGGTAGTGCCGGACGACGGCAGCGGCCTCTGCCGAGTTTGGGACGGGATGCAGGGAGGGCAGAGCGACAGCATGACCGTCCCAGAACAGCGTCCGATGCACGGCCTGCTGCCCTGTGAGCTGCTCGATGGGCAGCAGGAGAGCAATATCCTGCTCGTTTTCCCACTCAAACTGCGCCCGGACGCTGCCCGCCGCAGGCTGAAAGATGAGCGTTCCGTCCCGTTCGGCGCGGGCTGTCCCGATGAGGCCCTGACCGGCTTCTACGGCCTGGCCGGGGACGACGAGCATCGTCCCGCTGACGAGGTTGGTGCGAACGACCGTGCCGGACACCCTGGCCCGGAGGCCGTGGAGCGTCCCGGCAGCGATGTCCGGCACCGGTTTCGCCGCAGCCGCTTCCGCCACCAGTTTTCCCTTCATAAAGTTGAGGCTGGCCCAGGAAAATTCACCGCTCTGGAGCAGGGCATATTCTCCGGCGGCGAGCTTTTCCTGTGTGACGGCATTTCCCGGGAAAAGCCCTGCCTCCCACAGGACGACGGCGGCCCGTGCCTGCTGGCCGGGCGTCAGGCCCACCGGTTCGACGAACCAGACAAAGCCCTGCAGCCAGAGCAGCAGAGGGAGAAAGACAAGGCATCCGGCCCAGAGCCCCCGCCGCCGGAGAAGGGGACGGATGCAAAAGAAAAGACCCTGCCGTTTTTGGATGCGCAGCCGCACCCGCCGTCTGCGGGCCAGAGCGGCCAGTTTCCGATAATGCCATGCGGCGCACCGGGCCGAGAACCCGCCGGGCCGGGGAACGATGTCGGAGAGGTGCAGCCCGCCTGCGGCCGCAGCAGTCAGCAGACCTTCGGCATCGCCGTTCTGCGCCGCAAAGGTGATGCCCGCCCAGAGCTGAGTCCATTCCATGGTAGAAAGCTCCTATTCCTTTGAAAAATCGGTCCGCAGGATCTGCCCCCGCAGGGTGAGCCTCCGGGCGGAGAGGGTCTCTATCTTCAAATCATCGCCGTAGACCGTCAGAGTGCCGCACCCCAGCTCGAGGCAGAGCTTGCCTTCTTCGTAGGAGCGGATGCGCCGGAACTGCTCGATCTCCATCCTTCTGCCACTCAGGTAGACCGAAGCCCGTCCGTAGAAGTCCCCGGGCGGCTGACGGAACATCCGCCGGAACCAGCCGCGCAGGGAATGCGTTTGCTTTCGTTTCCTTCCCACGCTGCTCCCTCCCGCCATGCAAACCGCTGCCAATTACCACATATATATGGAAATGGAGGGTGCGCGTATGATTCAGAAAGAGAAAATCCGGAGCACGGGGTATTTTTTGATGGCGCTGACCGCGGGTCTGCTGCCGTTTGCCGCGCCGGATGCCTGCGCACAGGCCCTGCGGGAGGGGCTGGCGCTCTGCGGCGGCCCGCTGCTGCTTTCGCTGTTCCCATTCCTCATCGTGTCCACGCTGCTCATCCAATGCCCGGCGGCGGATGTGCTGGGACTGCCCTTCTGCCCAGTTGCAAGGCTCATCGGGGTCCGCGCTCCGGCGGCTGGGCGGGTGCTGCTCATCGGATTTTTGGGCGGCTTTGCCCCCGCAGCAAGTGCCGCCGCCGGGGCCGTCCGCTCCGGGCAGCTCACTGCGCGGGAGGCCGATGCGCTCCTTCCGGCCTGTGTCTGTTCCGGTCCGTCCTTTGTGATACTGGCCGTCGGGCAGTCCATGCTGGGCAGTGCAGAGCTGGGCGCCCTACTGTTCCTTGCACAGGTGGCGGCGGGCTATCTGTCCGCCGCGCTTCTGGCGCGGCTGGGAGGGACGCTTGGGTCAATGGCGCACCCCGCTGTCCCGACCGCTTCGCAGCCTCTCCGGCTGGACGGCATCATCGCGCAGGCGTCCCAGACCTACCTCAAGCTCTGCGGCTTCGTCCTGTTTTTCCGGATGCTGGCCGCAGGAGCGGGGGAAGTGCTGCCCTCGGGTGCAGGCGTTTTCTGCGCGATGCTTTTGGAGGTCTGCTCCGGCTGTGACCTGGCTGCAAAAAGCGGTCGGTTCGCCAGTATGCTGTGCTGCGCGGCGCTGAGCGTGCAGGGGCTTTCTGTCCTGATGCAGGTGCGGACCATCTGCCCGCCCGAGATGACCCTCCGCCCGCTCTACCGCGCCCGGCTGCTCCATCTGCCGCTTTCGCTGCTGGTATTCTATCTTCTGCTTCCTCAGCGGGCGCAGGAGACGTTCAGCACCCTGTGTGGCCGCGTGACCACGATGCGCCGCCTCCCGCCCGACTGTGCGCTGCTGGTGTTTCTCGGCTGCTGCTTTGTGGTCTGTGAGCTGAGCCGCGTCCTTGCAAAGGAGCCGGATCAAACACAGAGGGATAAAGTTGCGAATCAATCTTGACAGCTCCCGGCTTTTATGGTAAAATATCACACGTTGCAGAGATCGCAATGTGCTACTGTGGCTCAGCCGGTAGAGCAGCTCACTCGTAATGAGCAGGTCGTCCGTTCGAATCGGATCAGTAGCTCCAAAGAAAGATCCCCGAAAAGTGGCTTCGCGCCTGACTTTTCGGGGATTTTTGTTTGTCTGCGAAAATGCCTTTCGAGGGGGATGTGGGCGGTAATTGCCCTAATTTCGCGGAAAGTTTTTCAAAAAGGTGGCTCAAGAGGTGGCGCAAAAAGGGGAGAGAAACAAGAGAATCAGCCCGAGTTAGCACAGGATTTTTTGAGGTAGGTATCCAGACGATTGATTTTCTTTTTCTTAAATTTTTTATCGAGGGCGGTGTAGATGCCCAGCGTGACCGAGATGTCCTTGTGGCCCATCTGGTCGCGGGCGGTCATGACGTCCACACCGGCGAAGTACATCAGGGTGCAGAAGGTGTGACGGAGCTGGTGCGGGGTAAAGGTGTCGATGAGCATGGGCAGGCCGCCTGGGCGGTTTTTGTTTTGCTGGCCGTCGTAGCCGTACTTGACGTTAAGGTCACGCATGTAGCTCTCCCACAGGCGCTTCCAGCCCTGCTCAGTCATCTGCCGGCCTTTGGGGTTGTGGAGCACGTAGAGGCAGCCGTCCTGCTGGGTGCGGAGATAATCGACGAGGACCTTGGGGATACTGACGATGCGGACGCCGGCAGGCGTCTTGGGGATCTTGACCTTTTTGGCGCGGAAATCGTAGCCCTTATTGACCGTGATGGTGGCGTCGTCGAGGTCGATGTCGGCCCAGGTGAGGGCGGTGGCCTCGCTGCGGCGGAGGCCAGAGTAGAGCAGGAGCATCGCGGCCCGCTGGGCAGTGTGGGGCGTCTCACGGATCCAGCGCTGCTGCGCCTCGGTGATGGGGTCGCGCGGCTCCGACGCAGCCCCGGCGGGGGCGATGGTCTTGATCAGAGGGTTGTACATCACGATCTCCGGGATGGCGAGGTTATACGCCGCCTTGGCGCTGCCGCGCAGATTGGTGAGGGTAAAGTGGGAGAGGGGCGGCTTGCCGTCGTGCCAGCCGGCCAGCGTGTTGAGCACCTGCTGGAAGTCGGACGCGCGCAGCTCAGAGGCGGGAACGTCCACCAGCTCGCCCCAGTGGGCTTTATTGGTGGCCAGCCGGTCAATGCTTTTTTGGCTGATGCCCTTTGCCTTTTTGGACGCGATGAGATTATCATACAGGGTGCCTAAGGTGGCTTCGGCCTGCTGAGGATCCATGCCCTTGCCGATGGCGGTGCGGTAAGCTTCGGCAGCAGCGTGGGCCTCGCGCTCCGTGGAGCCATAGAAGGACTTAAACTTTTTGCTGCCATCGTCCGCTTTGCCCAGATAGATACGATAGCGGTAGCGGCCGTCAGAACCTTTTTTATTTTTGGCCATAAAAACTCCTTTCGGACTCACTTGCCGATGCACATGAGGTATGGTATACTGGATGTGTCAGCAGGCAGAGAGTCATTGACTGCGTTGTTTTTCTCCGACATTGCACCCCATGCGCGCCCGGCAGCTTTTATCGTACAAGGCTGCCGGGATTTTTTTGCACAAACGCCCCCGCTGGTGGAAACACTGGCGGGGGCGTTAGGTTTATGAATCGGCGCGCAGGAGGTCGGCGGGTCTGATGTGCAGGATGTCGCAGAGTGCAAAGAGATTATCGATTTTGGGCTGGCCTGCGCCTCGCTCATAATAGCCGATCGTGCCGATGGTGACACCAAGCTTCTCCGCAAGCTCCAGCTGCGTCAGCCCGGCGGCCTGCCGTGCCTCCCGGATGATGCGGGCGGATTCGGGGTGGCTGCGGGTGGACATAAATGATCACCTCGATTCAATACATAAATTGGTAACTGTGGATTAGCCAAAGTAGTCGTCCAATAGAAGAGCTAACTCATCGGAAGCGCCGTCATCATAGCCTTCGTGGTAACCTTCTTTGTAGCCGTATTCTTTCCCTGCAATATAGCCATCATCGCGGCCATCATGATAACCTTTCTTATAACCCTTTGAAGAAGCATCACTTTCGGCCTTTTGAAGTTTTTGGATGTAAGGAGAATTGGGTACAAAATCAGGAGAAAGATAGCCGCCTCCAGTTAGATAGCCGAGAACGATGCCTAGAGCGAAAATGAAAACAAAGCTAGTAAAGAGAATGAGTTTCTTCGGCACATGAATACTTTTTTTGGTAGTGGTGTTTTCGGTAGGAGTGGGCGAGCCTACGGTAACGACTGATTCTGGAACGAGATTAACAGGAATAGATTCCACAGGCAGTTCGCTGTCGCTGAAGACATCAGCTTTAAGGCAGCCAATGGTGGAAGTAGAACCTTTATCACTATCGGAAGCAGGGACGGAGGACTCAGATTCGGAAGGAGTAGTGGAGTCTACAGACTTTATGGAACTGCTAGTGTGTGGGAAAGGATGGAACTTTAACCAAAACGCATAAATGGTTAAACATCCAAAAGAAATTGAGTAAATAGTGTTGGTATTGAACAAAGACCCCCCAAGCATAATAGTGGGAGCAAGAAGGTCGATTGAGAGGAATACAAAAAGGACAATAGCCGAAATTAGGAGTGTGGAGCAAGAATGAGTATCAAACTTTTTACATAGAAGATACATTACCCATCCGGAAAGCAATGTTCCTGCTAGAGAAGCTAGAAATACTGGGAAATATAGCATTCCGAAAGTTAATGTGAAAACTAAAAAGTAGAAAGCAGAAATAGAAATACCCAAAAGAATAAGAAAAAATTTATAACGAAAAGTTTGACGGTTTCGGCGAAGCTCAAAATTCTTTAGAACTTCAGAATGATGTTTGAGATAAACCAAAAAAATAATCGGCAAAAAGGCCAGAACAACAACGATAGCCCCGAACAGAATTTCAAATAATGTAAGCCGCATGAGCAATTCCTCCTCAAAAACTATATTTTCACAATCATAGAGGAAAAGGCGCAGGGATGGGAAGTGTCAAAATCACCAAAAATTCGCCATAAAATTTGTTTCGTTGCACTGGCAACGTAAAAGGCTCTTGTGCAGGGACGCACAGGAGCCTTTTTGGCTTATTTCAGCCCGCGTTGGCGGCTGTACCAGCGGAGGGAGAGACAGCGACCTCCGCTTTTTTCTGCGCAAGAAGTTCCTGACGATAGGCTTCAACTTCGGCATCGACGTCCAGCGCCGGGGGCGAGACAGACAACTCTGCGGCCAAAGAATCGACGTAGCGAAGGATAGCCTCCTGATCGGCAGTGCTGAGCTTGAGGAAAGCGGAGATGATGGCTTTTTTCCGCTCATCCAGATGATACTCGGCGGCCAGACGGTCAAGAGAAGATTCTGTGCTCTGGTCGAACATCTCGCCTTCGCCAGTGCGCAGCCACATTCCATTGACACCAAACTCGCGGCAGATAGACGCAACTGTCTGCTCGGTCGTTCCGTTTTTGCCACTCTCAATCAAGCTGATGGCTGATTTGCTCAAACCTACACGCTTACCGAATTGCTCCATTGTCAATCCGAGGGCTTTACGTGCGGCTTTGATTCGCTCGTTCATGGTTTTCACCTCCCTTCGACGCTACTATAGCACATCGAGTTCAGAAAATCAACACGAAACGCAAAGAAACACTTGACAAAGGTAAGATTATAAACTAAAATAAACTCGGAAAGTTCAGATAGAAAACTTTCTAAGAGCGATAACAAACGAGGAGGTTGATAAAATGTCAGTCGCAGAGATGAACGCCAGTAGCTTGCTGGACAAAATGAAGACTCTGCCGGAGGACGTGCAGGTAAAACTGGGGTACATGATCGAAGGGGCAGCGCTGCTGGCCACCAGCCGGACGAACGTGGACGACCCGCCGAAGAGTGCGTGAGGGAGGAGGAAAAGATGGACAACGAAAGCAAAAAGCCCTGCGCTCCTGTGGAAGAGGAGAGCAGGGACACGACCACCGTATTTCGGGAAGAAGACCCGCTTTGTGCTGCACTGGACGAGTTTTGCTACGCACTGAATTTCTGGTACGGCTCCATGAACAACCCGTGGCAGCGGGAAGACAGGACGTACCGGAAGAAACTGGCTCAGGCAGTCAAGGCAGGTCTGAAACGGGTCCTGCGGGACGAGGACAAATTATCTGATTGAGCTTTACATGATATGTTCCATAAACGGAACGAGGGTCGCAATAAAAGCTGATCTCGCCACGAGTGAACATTTCTTGAACAGTCCGCAGGCACCATCTGCACTCATAACAATCCCGGTAGCCGCCACAACCTCCCGGGTACGTGAAAAATGGTTCGGGAGTATCGGGCGTTTCGACCCATGCAATAGACACATGATAGGGTGGTTGTTCAAAGGAAAAGTGCTGAGGGCAGCGAATATGGAAATCGATTACACAAGACGTGACAATCACCTCCTTTCTGGGGGTATTGTATCATAGTTTAAAAAGTTTGGCCACGAAACGGGCCGCTGACCCGCCGAAGAGTGCGGGAGGAAGGAGAAAGACATGGAAGAAATGCTGAAGGATCTGAACGGGCCGTGGAGCAATGCGGCCTGCATGGGCTACTGCCTGATCGCAATGCGGCGGGCGGGGCTGAGACCCACGGCACAGCGCCGGGTGCTGCTGGCGCTGGAAGGGGCGTTCGACGATATGAGTGTGGAGAAGGCCGAGAAGGCCGGATATGACAATACGGAGGAGTAAGAAATGAACCGTTACATGATCGTGATCCCGGCGAAGAACCGGAGTTTTATGCTCAAGTGCGACGAGGGGGACGGCGCGAAGCTGGAGACCCTGCAGAAGCTGGTGAGCGGATATGTGGAGACCGTGCCGTCGGCGCTGGACGCCACCTGGGCGCGGGAGGAGGCTGACCGGCTGGTGCTGCTGGTGGACGAGGACGGCCGTCTGAAGTGCAAGGCGGCGAATCAGAAGGCCACGCAGCTTGCCCCGGCGGACGTTACGGCGAACGGTAAGCTGCCCATCGTGGGCGCTGCCGTGCTGATGTTCCAGCGGGGAGACGAGCTGCTGGGGTTTACAAAGCACGTGGCCGACACCATTTGCAGCGAGTGGCTGTGAGGAGGGGATGACCATGCGGAAGGCGAAGGTCTGGGACGCGAGGCAGCTGCCCGCGTATCTGACTGTGGCGCAGTACGGCGAGCTGATGGGTATCTGCCCGAAGACGGTGCGGCGGATGTGCCAGCGGGGCGAGCTGCCCGCCCACAAGGAGGGGCCGAGGCTGTGGCGCATCGACAAGAACGCCGCGCTGGAGCAGCGGCAGGAGACCATGGAGCTCTGCCAGCGGAACGCCAGGAAGGCCCCGAAAAACAAAAAGCCCGCCGGTGCTGGAACACCGACGAGCCTCCGAGTGACAGGTTGAAAGGGCCTATCACCGGAATGATTTTACCACAGAGAAGGGAGAATTGCAATGAAAATGAAGATACAGGCGCTTTACCTGACCGGCACTGCGCTGCTGATCGGCGCGGCGGCGGTGGGCGACAGCGTCACCTTTGACACCGTGGGCAGCTGGACGGGCGCGGCCATCCTGGCCGTGCTGCTGGCCGCCGGCGGCATCGTCTGCTGGGGCTATGGCCGGGGGCTCGAGATCGAGCGGGCGGAGAAGGCGCAGCTGCGCCGGTACTGCCGGAAGCTGAAGAGCTGCCAGAGGGCGGCGGAAGAGAAGAACGACAGGCATAGTGCGTAAAGGAGAAGAAATGAAACTGGAGGAGTACGAGCACATCATGCGTACCGGGACGCCCAGCGACCGGGCGCGGGCCATCGCTGCAGCGAGCGACGACAAAGAGGTGAGCGAAGAGGAGCTCCACCAGCTGACGGCGCTCATCAAGGGGGCTGTCCGGCCCAGCGCCCGGAAGATGACGCCGGACGAGGCAAAGCTCTGGGCGGAGGTGAGCCGGGTGAACACCCGGCTGAAGCAGGAGATGGTGGCAGCCAGCTTTACGGTGCGGGCCTTGCCGGGAGACCTGCAGGAGGACGCCATCAACATCCTCTCCAAGACCGTGAGCGGGATGCTGGGAGACCTGACCCGCCTGATGGCGGAGACGGGGGAACCGTGATAGACCAAAAGCAATGCATCCATGTTTTTGAGATAACCCGTCCGGGGTGCCTTGCTTGCGCCGGGCGGGATGAGAAGTGCAGGGAGTACAAAGGGTATGAAGAAAAACAAGATGAGCCTCACGACAGAGCTTGATCTGACGCGGGAGGGGACGGCGGAGATGACGAGGTGGTGCATCCTCATCGCGCTGCATCAGAGCTTCGGCGTTGGCGCGGCGCGGCTGAACAAGATCCTGGCCCGGGCGGAAAAGCTGGGGCAGGAGAGTCTGGATGTAGCCATGGCGGTAAACGAGCGGGGGATGCCCTCGACGGACAGGAGCCTTGCTTTGCGATGCAGCTGGATGCCGGAGGGCGTGGACCCGGATTTCCGGGTGCCGGTGCTGCACAGCCCCCGCACCCGGCGGCAAGAGCAGCTGCGGATGGCGGGCAACGTGGCGGCCAGCATGGTCTGGACGCTGTGCGCCAAGGCCTGCATGGACGAGCTGGGCTTCGGCGCCGGGCGGCTGAACCGGCTGAAAGAAGAGGCGCTGGCCAACTACCGGCAGGTGAACGAAGAAGGACACGCGGACGGGCTGGACGTGGCGATGGAGCATCTGCGCCGGTGTGCGCAGGACGCGCTGAAGGAAGACATCATGGTGGAGAATCAGCCGGACGAAGACCGGGTCCGACAGAGCGAGCGGGACTACGAAGAGCAGAAGCGGACTTTTTTGAAGCGGGCCGTGATGCAGGAGCTGGGACGCCGGGCCGGGAAGGGCGGGCTGCGGGTGCTGAGCGAAAAAAAGCTGGAAGAAAAGGCTACGGCTGCGATGGCGCAGCTGAAGGAGAGTACATGGGCAAAGCGAATCTCTACACCGTAAAGGACTACCGGACCGGGGAAGTCCTCGCAAAAGGCAGGGCCGGAGAGCTGGAGGCCAGCGGCATCGTGCCGAAGGGCTACCACACCAGCGAGTGGGCCAAGCGCGAGAACAACCGGACGATGGGCCGGAAGTACAACATCAGCAGCGAGCTGCTGCATCCGGAGGACAGCCCCCGGCGGGGAGAAAAAGGCCGGACGATGAATGTCTACACCTGCTACGATGCAGCCGGAAACGTAATGGGCGAGGGTACGTCCCGGGAGCTGTGGGAGACGGGCGTCTTTGGCGACGACAACGGGGCCTACTACGCCTACAACCAGCAGGGCGGGCGCTGCATAAAGCGCGGCATCGCAAAAATGACCCGCCGAAAAGAGGTGCGGCAGGTCAGTATGCACAATGCCCGGAGCGACAAGCCGCCCAAGCCGAAGAGCAAAAAGCCGAAGCTGCCGGTGCTGCGGCGGATCAAGGACCCGACGCCGCTGGACTACGACGTCCACGACCTGATGACCTACAACGCCATCGCCCAAAAAGAGGGCCGACCGGAGCTGACCTACGGCTACTGGGCGGCGGCTGGAAAGCCGGCAAGGCCATAAAAATACAGACAGGTAAGCCCCCGATGGGAAACCATCGGGGGCGTCTTCGACAAAAAATATAAGGCGAGATGGGTGCTGCCGAGGAGGCTCGGCGGCAGGCATGTCGGTTTATATAATCCTTTTTATAAAAAAGCGTCCGGGCGGGCGCTTTGGGGAGCTAGTATACCCGTTATTTCTGTGACGGTGAGGGCCACAGAAGAGAAAACTACACTACCAGCTTAAGGCAGCAGGAGGGTACAACGTGAAGCAGACCTACACCCGGGAAAAGAAAACGCTCTGCGGAGAGGGGTACATGGAAGTAGACCTCTACCCCATCACGCCCGAGGAGCATGCGGCCAAGCGGGGGAAGAAAACAAAGCCCAGCAGCGAGCGGCAGAAGAAGCGGAACGCCCAGCACGCACACCGGCGAAGGGTACAGAAAGCCAACGCAAACTTTACCGTGCTGGGATTTTATCTGACCCTGACCTACATAGAGGGATTTTTGCCCGAGAGCATGGAGCAGGCCCAGCGAGATCTGCGCAACTACATCCGCCGGGTGAAGGCTGCCATCGCAAAGCTGTACGGCCCAGACGCTGAGCTGCGGGTGATGGGCCTGACCGGCTGCGGACGAAAGAGCGGGCGCTACCACCATCACCTGCTGGTGGAGTGCAAAGGGCTGACCATGCGGCAGAACGCAGACTTTCGGCAGCTGCTGGAGGACAAATGGGCCGTGCGCTGGCCGGACGGCAGCGTGGAGAGCCTCGGCACAGCCAACGCCGACCGGTTAAATCTGCAAAACAGGCTGGATGACCTGATCACCTACTTCGAGAAGCACGGGCAGATGCGGTGGTACGAGACGAGAAACCTTCAGCTGCCGGTGGAGCACGCCCCCAACGACACCCGATGGAGCCGCAAGCAGCTGCGGAAGGGCTGCACCGACTGCAAGGACAACGCCTACTGGTGGGAGCAGCGGTATCCGGGCTGGAGGTTCGTGCGGTGCGTCGTGCCGGAGCCGGAAGCGCCGGGCGATGAAAAAGAAGGCTGGGACGCAGACGAGCTGCGCTGCTATGTGGTGATGGTGAAGCGGGAGGGTGCGAAAGTTCGCACCTGACAGACAAAGTACCGGTATTTTGCGTTTTAACGCGCGCGGAAGAAAGGCGGCGAGGGATTGACCAGAGAGCAGAAGCGACGGGTGCGGGCGGAGCTGCGGGCTTGTGGACAGGGAAAAAGCGACTGGGCGGGTGTGATCGCGCTGGCGATGGACTACTACGAGGCCGAAGACCCGGTATGCAGGCGGCTTTTGGAGCTGAGGTATCTGGACGGGATGCCGGAGGGGCGGGTGGTGGCGAAGCTGCACATCGGGCGGACGACCTACTACCACAAGGAGCTGGAGGCGCTGAGCACCGTGGCCATCTACGCGGCAACGGAAGGGCTGTTATAGCGTTGGCATAGCGTGATGAGGCTGGGGAGACCCGGCCTGTTTGTGCTGCCTGACTCTCAAATGTCCGCAGTAGTTTTGTTTTTCCGGCGGCGGTAGACTGGGAGAGAAGAACCACAGAGGGGAGGCAGAGCGGTGGCCAAGCGAGCATATTGCAAAAACACGGTGAAGGGAACCCGGCGGGGGCGAAAGTACCCGCCGAAGGTGCGGGCCGAGGTGCTGATGGCCATGCTGTCGTCTGGATCCATCTGTGCGGTAGCCCGGCGGTACGGCGTGCCGGAGAGCACCATCCGCTCGTGGATGGCCGAGGAAGCCGGCCGGAGCGACGCCTTTGCAAAAGAGCGGCAGGCTGCTGCGCGGGAGATCGCGATCCGGGCCAGCCTCGGGGCGAGGGCGCAGGTGAGCTATTTGCAGAGCCGTGTGGACGAGAGCCAGCGGGCCGCGCAGGTACAGGCCAAGCTCCATCGGAAACTGGACGAGGACACCCGCGCCCGCTGCTTTGCAGTCGGCACACTGCTCAAGAGCGACGCCGAGGAGCTGGCGGACGCCACGGAGACGGGGCTTGTGCTGTACGCTGCCGAGGACAGCTATGACCGGCAGCTGGACAGCGAAGAGCGAAAACTGCTGGACGCTCAGCTCGAGCGGTACGGTGAGCGCGTGATGAGCGACAAGAACGCCGCCGCGATGGCCACCGTGCTGATGACCGTGGCCGAAAAGGCTGCGGCAATGGTACCCAGCCAGAGCCAGAGCGAGGGCGATGCCCCACCGCTGGTGGAGATCGGGGCCGAGGGCCGGGAAGAAAAAGGGCCGGAGGTGATGGTGGATGGAGCATAAAACATATCACGGACGCCCCGTGATCTGGTCGCCGCAGCCGAGGCAGGCAGCCTTTATGGCGCGCACCGAGGACGAAGCTCTGTATGGGGGCGCTGCTGGTGGCGGGAAGAGCGACGCACTGATCATCGAGGCGCTGCGGCAGGTACACATCCCGCACTACCGGGCGCTGATCCTGCGCAAGACCTACCCGCAGCTTTCAGAACTGATCGACAAGACCATGCGGTATTACAAGCCTGTTTTCCCGCAGGCACGGTACAACGGCACAAGCCACTGCTGGACCTTTCCCAGCGGGGCGAAGATCTATTTTGGCAGCCTGAACCACACACAGGACAAGTACAACTATCAGGGCAAGGCGTTTGATTTTATCGGCGTGGACGAGCTGAC